CATAGGTTATTTGTTTTGGTTTAATAATGTAAAATTGGTTTATTTAATTTAATTAATAATAAGTATAAATACTAATTATTGTAATTATCATTATAATACTCATCTCTACTATAATGTGGTAGAGTAGGATGGTTTATAGGTGTTTCTTGACCATCAGAAAATGCTTTTTGTATCTGCTCTTTTTCTTTTTCAATATTTAATCTTGCTAAATCAATAGCAAAATTAAATGCTGCTACCATATCTAAATTATTCTCTTTGGATACGGCAGTAGAATAACTTTTCAGTTCTTCAATTAATTTTTGCATTGATGTTTTCATATGTTCATTTTATTTGTATGTTCACGGGCAGTGAACAGTCTTGATTTGTGAAAATATCCCTGCCCCCATTAGAGATAACCCACTACGATTATTAATTGTTGGTTAAGCAGGGATAGTATCTTTATTTATAAATTATTATAATCTTGAAATGTCATAGTTTCTGGTAAAAATCTTAATGCTAGGTTTTTTGTAGCTCCGTGACGATTTTTCTCAACCTTACAAACTACTAAGTCATTAGGCGAATATTCTATACCACCAATCTCTACGGACTCGGTTTGTTCGTAGTAGCCTGGTCGCATAAGCATTATCACAGCATCAGCATCTTGTTCTATTGATCCTGATTCTCTAAGGTCAGATAGCTGAGGCATCTTATCTCCTCGTTCTTCTACTCTTCGTGATAATTGGGATAGGGCGATAATAGGTACTTCCAACTCTTTGGCAAGTGCTTTTAGGCTCCTACTAATGTAGGACACCTCTTGCTCTCGGTTTTGGTTTGACTTGCCTATGCCACTCATAAGTTGAAGGTAATCGATAAAGATAATCTTTATGCCATACTTCTGTTTAAGAATAGTTGCTTTGGCTCGTAGCTGGGTTACACTAATACCGCCCATATCCTCTATGTAGATAGGGGCCATCAATATTTTGTCATCAGTTCGCATTAAGTGAACTTTTTCGTTATCTGTCAGTAAATTCATTCTAAGGCGTTTTAAGGGCAGTTCAGAGCTTATTGACTCTAACCTTTCAACTAACTGATTGCTGCTCATTTCGAGGCTAAAAATGGCCGTAGGAATGCCTCCTTGAATTGCTATGTGGTATATACTAGAAAGCATAAAGGCAGTCTTACCCATTCCAGGTCTAGCTGCTATAATTACAAAGTCAGGATTAACCCAACCACATAATGTGTTATTTAGCTCTAAAAAACCTGTGTTAATTCCTAGTAACTCTCCCTCTCTTGAGGCATCTCTAGTAGTAATTAACTGCATAATAATTTGGTCTATAGTCTTTTCGTATATATTACCAAACTCTTGCAGTCCTATAAGTTGTTTACCAAACGTAGCTAGGGTATCATCAGTAGTTTCACTACCATCATATGCTGAAACCTCCATTAGTCGGCCTAGTGTTGCTAGTTTTCTACGCTTGTATAATTCTATTACTACCTCTATGTGAGTGTTTAGGTGAGCAGTTGATACTACATTATTAGTTAATTTAGATAAATATAAGGCACCTACTTCTTCAGAATGTTTATTATCTATAAGTCTTTGAAAAACAGTACTTAAGTCTATTTGTATATTCTTATCATACATCTGCTTTATAGTTCTAAATATCAACTGATGTCTTAAATCATAGAATATTTCTTCGTTTAAATAGTTAACTACTAAAGGCAAAGCTCTTTTATCTAATAAGATAGATCCTAGTATATTCTCTTCTAACTCGAGGTTTTTAGGTAGGTTAAGTACTTCCATATTATAGTTTTTCTATTTCTTGTTTAACATTATTCCAAAATTTAATTTTAAATGTATATTCGTAACCAAGTTCAAATGGCTGTATTTCGTCTAATATCTCATCGACTGTTATTAGTGCACATTCTTTAGCATAATCATTGTAGTCTACATAATAATCATCATTTATAGGTCTTGTCATTTTAGCAATTAATTCTTCTGCTTTTTCTTTTGGTGTCATTTTAATTTTATTTTAGTTGATGTGTTAGGTTCAAAGTTTTTACTATTCTTAATCCAGGTTCCTACTCTTCTGCCAATGTCGAAGAATTTTTGGTCTTGATATCTCATCTTGCCTTTAGCATCTGGTTCTGTCCAGTAGTCTAAAAAAGATTGATATTGGTTACCAAGTTTATCTTTATAAACTTCTAGTCTATTGATAAAAGCATCCTTCTCGTTATATATCTTATTAGGTATTATATCTTTGTTATTAATAACTATATTATTATGTGCCAGTTTTCTGGCTGAGGGGTAAGCCGATTTTTCGGCTGAGGTGGTAGTTTTTTCAGGCCTAGGTATATCAATGTTAATTACCAATGATCTATAGTCAAAATCACCATTTTCTTTTAATTTAATAATCCTTCCTAGTATCTTCATATCCTCTAACTTTTTAAGGTGGTCTTTAATCGTAGACTCTGAACAATCAAGACAATCTCCTAAATACTTGTTAGATGCAAAACAATAACCTCTTTCATTGCTTAGATTAGATATTAAAGCTATTAATAACTTTTGTTTATCAGTAAGCTCCTTGCTTAATAAAACCTGTGCAGGTAGAACTGCATACCAATTATGATTCATAATAATAAAAAAAGGGCTTCAGACTTACAGGTAATGCGACTACCTGTTCATCTTCCACCCTATAAACTCTTTTTTCGTAATGTCGCATATTACAGAGCAAATATACTAAGAATTAGATAGTATCCTAAAAGCTACAACCCTTTCTTTATTTTGGTGTGTAACTAAGAACTTTTTCCTAGCAATAGGGTTTAGTGACTCTCTAATGGTCTGTGCTGGCACGTTAGTCTTTCTAGCTGCTGCTGCTATTGAAACAAAATGTACCTCTTCCTTATTGTCTATAAACACCATTCTTATTGGTATATTATTTCCCGGTCCCTTGATTTCCTGACTCATTTGGTTTGTAGTGGTTTTTTAGCCCTTTTATAAATTGTTTATTACTAATGTTAAAGCCTCTTTTGATGAAGAAGTTTTTATCGATGGTTCCTCCATCCATTGCGTTGGGATATACGAGAATGTCATCGTCGTAAAAGTTCCTAACCATACCTGTGTCGTATAATATGACTTTCCAAACTGTGTTTGTATCTGATCCGTAATCGATCCAGGCGATTGCTTTGGCGTACCCAAGAGGAGTTTCAACATCTATTGTATTTTTTATTTGGTAAATCATTTCTTTAATGATATTTTAAATGTTGTAGTAGATATTCTAGGTGCTGGATGTACCATCTCTCCTGTTTCTGGATCTACCATTGGTGTAGTTATAGTCCTTAACATCTTTTCCCTTTCTTTAAGTGCATACTTTAAGCTTTCTACTTCGTTATTTAGCTTAGTCCAAGAGTAATCTTGGTCATAGATGTACTTAACTCCTGATTCTATTTTAGTGACCTCGCTACCTAAAACATCGGCCTTGCCACCAGGATACTTAGCTAATTCATCTACTACTAACTCTCTAAGTTCACTACGAACCCCATCAAATAGTTGAGCTATAGCATCCATACGAACTAATGTTTCTAGTGCACTATCGCCTGTTTCTTTAAAATGTTCTACAATAGTAGTCTTAATAAGCTCGTTATTAAACTTACTTGGCTCATAGGTAGATAACTCTACCTTAGGTAAAAATATTGCTGTACTCATTATTTTTTAGTTTTTTCGGTGAAAGATTCTTTTTTAGATTTTAGCAACATTAATAAAGCTTGGTCGCCATCTATGTATTGCTTATATGAGTAATATAAATCAACTAACTCTTTATTTTTGGTGCAATCTGTTATCTGTTTTATTAATTCTACTCTGTCAATCTCAGGCACTTCTATCTCTTCTACCTCTAACTCTTGCACAAGAGGTTTTTTGGGCTCATCCTTTGCAAAATCCATCTCCTCAGCAGGTGTAGCCTCAAATCCAGCTGCCTTCATTAACCAAGCAAGTAAGTTCCTATAAGCCTTACCAATCGCCCTTGTTTGTGCCATAGATAAAATAGCGTATTCATCAAAATATCTCTTAGTCTTCTCGGCATTTGAGCATAAAGCAATCCCAGTAGCAACGAGCTGACCTGTAGTAATATTGCGAACTTCACAAGTCGCCATATATTTAATAGTAGTTTCATTGGATAGGTCTTGTGTAGATGTAATAATAGGCATAAGTCCAAGTGAAGCACCAGCAAACTGCCATCCTTCAACATTAACAAACTGCTTACCTTGAATGTTAGAAGACAAGCCTTTTTCTTTAATAAGCTTAGATAATTCCGTTGCTAATTGCAACATTGAATCCTTGTTGATTAATTCATACGAAGGATTAGTTTTTTGTAATTCCATAATTTAAATTTTTTAAGTGAGTTTCTTGAATAAAATTTGCTTCTCTAATCGGATACTTTTGCCATATAGACAAAATAGATTCCAATAATTCTAGATTAGCTTGTGAATAATTAATTTGGTGGATGATTTTTGCGATGAATAGTCGCTTTTCGTAATCATCCCACGATGAGAATTGGCTTTGCATACTTTGTTGGTTTTTTGCTTGGTGTGTTTAATTTAAGTTTAATTCTGATGTCTTCAAATTGATCCTGGTAGTCGTCATTGTTCTTCATATCTTGTTGGTGCATCCTTAATCCGTGTAGTACTGTTGTATGGTCACGAAAAAATAATCGTCCTATTGATGTAACCGTAGATCCTACATAGGTTTTTAGGATGGCATAGCACATATTACGAGTTAGTACTAGAATACGTGACCTATCCTTAGATACAACATTCTTATACTTTACTTTCATTTGTTCACATACAAACTGTATAATTTGTTCTTGATCAGGCGTATATACAATATTTAGCCCAGGCATTGCGTAGTAGTTAATTCTATTCTGCTTGGTCATAAATATTGTTTTTAAGTTCTTCTACTCTTTTTCGATAGTAGGCTTCTACTACCTCAATCATTTCTTCATCGGCCTTAGCCAATCTTGTACGAATCTTATAAGGCGTGTAACCTGTTAATTCACATATTTTTTTAATGTCGCCGTACTTTAATAAAGCACGATAATCTCTAATTAGCATCTTTTGTTTTTTTATATAATTTGTAATGTCTGTCAATTGAACGCATAGCTCCTTCAATCGACGTAAAATAATCACCTCTCCAGTAGTAAAACTTATCTAGGGGTTTTTTGGAGTCCCAATGGATAAACATACCACGATAGATGTAATCTTTTTTAATTCGATCCTTATCGGTACTTATTATAAAGTAGTCTTTAAGTCCTTTTTGTTTTAAATGGGCTGGTGTAGGGTGCATAGTTATTCAGTTGATGAAAAAATAGTTTCCTTAATTTCAATATTAGGCTTTAATGGGATTCCACTAGCAACAGAAATAAATCTTTGATAAGCCTGTTCTTCACGATCTGAAATTGTGTGATCTACATAGACACCGTCTTTTTCGGTCCAGTATCTAACATATCCAGTTACTGGATTAGTTTCTTGGATAAATTCAAATTTGGTCATAATTAATGGTTTTTTGTTTTGTTAAGCGAAGTTAATGGTTTTTTGTTATTATTGAGGATTTTTAGCAGGTTTTTTGTTAACTAAAAGTTAAAGGTTTTTTGTACGGTAATCTTCCGTACAAGATTTTTGCTATTAATTTAATCTAGTTTTTCTTAGATTATAAGGAACACAATCTAGGTAAAAATCAAAGGTATAGCCATTGGCAGCCATTTCTTTGCTCATTTGCATTAGATCGGCATATTGTATGCCTCTTTCATTTTCTAGCTCGTTGTAGTGAGCTATAATACTTTGTATGCCTTTAGGCAATT